GCAACTGTGCCATCATCTCCATAATATGGGAAACGTAAGGTGTTACCATATCTGTAGATTCTGTAGAAGTTGTTGGTTGCTTCGCTGATTCTTCGCTTTTTAAGGGCTTCTGCTTCTCCGAGGAATCGAGCTTTTGTTTTGTTATCATTCGTCATGTGTGGTATGGGTGTGTCCCCTTCCGCAGGGGTGTATGTCTGACACACGAAACAGAATTTATGGCCGTCAGAGTAAACTGAGTTAGCATCTGACGAACCACAGTTATTACAAGGTTCATGTGCCACGAATTCGCTATCCATGTCTTAACCAATTAGTATCTATATATGAGTCATAACCCCCATACTTGCCGACTGGGAAAAAATTACATGCGAGTGATCTTCTAGGTATTGATGTAGGCTTTGCTGCGTGATGATAGTGCATTAGATAAGAAGGAAAGAAAATCATTCTTCCTTCTGCTGGTTCGACAAAATATGACGCAATATTAAACTTATTATTACTAGATGATTCTGCCAAAAAACTACTAAAATATGTTAATGGATTATCAAACCATAATGCCTCATGACTATCATCTACCTTGTCAAAATATAATACAGCTGAGTAAGCACAATTCTTATGAGAATGTGGTTTCATAGCATATCCTGTAGGATTTTCTGTAATCCAATTGGTAGTCATTACCCATTCTGAATCTGGGGTTTTTAATAACTCATTTATCCATACAGTAAAAGTAAAAGTTAATACTTTTTTAATTTCTGGGTAATCTTTTAAGACATCGAATAAATCACGAGTGGCTTCATTTTGAGTAGAGCCTTTTAATGGTTTGATTTTATCGCATGTTGATTGTGAAATTTGTGTTATTCCTATTGGAATAGCAAACATAGTTTCAGTTATCATTTTAGCCAGTCTAGGGGGATTGCGTGTGCTGATGCCCATTTGATGCCGTGCTTCTCACACCATTGAGCATAAGTTGTTTTGGATTTCTTGCTAATCCTATTGAATGGAGCTTGAAATACCATACGTAAATCAATATCGGGATTGTCTCGCACGACCGCCTTGATCTTACGTCTATCTGCGGCGTCCCAGTATCCTTTAGTCTCTAGCATTACGCCATTAATTAGACAAAAGTCAGGATTATATTGGTGCTGTATAGTATACGCTACTTTATGAGTCTCATATTCATACTTAGCACCAACCTTATCCAATATATCTGCAACGCTCTCTTCTAATTTAGATCTAAAAGTCTTCTTCTTCTTCGTCATTTATTTGAGTAGTCTCGGGATTTCTACCCGTGTCTGCTGTTGAAGCGACAAAGCCTTTAGTCGTACCGAACATATCGGCGACATCTGCTTCATCCATGCTATCTGTGTCTACAGCTGCACCTTCTCCTACAGCAACAACTTGTACGCCAAGCAGCTTAAGGCTACTTCCGTAGGTAACGCCATCCCTGAGTATGTATGGCTTCTGAAAGAAACCAAGTTTAACTGTTGATCCACCATATAGTGGTGTCTTTTTATCTGTGACTGGTGTGCCTTCTGTATCGACAACGCCCGGTCTCTTATCTTCTCCCCATGAGAATTTGATTTTATATTTTCCATCAGCTACCTCCTCCCATGGTGTAGGTTTTAAGGTGGCTCTCTTTGGATTCTTAAGTTTAGACTCTGCCCATCCGAGCAAAGCTGTTCTTTCTGTTTCGAGTGCGTCAATTACACTTTCATCAACGACAGCTGATAAAGAGTAACCGAATTTACCCGGTTCAAGTATGGCTTGGAAGCCTTCTAATTTAATTTCGTCAGTAACGTGTACGTTCTTGGGCATTTTAGCAAAAAAAGTAAGTTGATTCAATAACCGATTCTGGCTGTAAGTCGCCTATGATCGGTGGTTCTGTCTCTGCTCCTATTTGTAGAGCAAAGTCATGGAGATAATCATGTTCTGCAAAGAGAATCATGTATGTCTCCCTTATTATAGCAGATAGTTTATCCATGTCGCAACATCTGCTTAACACACTGTCATGTATTAGTGCGATTGGTTCATCAAAACTACGCACAGCGAGGTGTAAGAGTGATGCGTCGAGACTATGAATAAGGTTGGGTGCAGTCGCAGCTTTGTGTCTAGTAAGATCAATACTGTCGCTGTCCTCGGTTGCAACGGATAACTGACATCTACCTAGTAGTTGTAAGTCAAGTCGTTCTACCTTCTTCTTCATAATGTGTTGCTTAACGACAAACCCAGAAGGTGTTGTCCACTCCACATGTTTAGCTCCACGTTTTAGTGATTGTGAAACCTCTGTCTCTATCCATTTCATAACTGACATCGGACCGGGCACAATAAGGTGCATAGCCTGACGTACAGTATTAACTATCTGCGTTAAGTCGTCTTTATCGACCTCTACTCCCTTCTCCTTTAGTGCATCTTTAATATAAGACCTATTGGAGAAAGGTTTAGCATTGTAAGGGATAGTCATAACTGTGCGTTTCACACATTTTCTATCCCATACAGAATGTATGTTAGCCGGTATCCCTAAGCTTAGGGCTGTCTCCGCCACTTTTCGGTATGCATCTTGTGGTTGATCAGAAGGAACTACATTGACTAACATAGCTGTGGACTTATCCCGAGCGAGTCCTGCAAGTATTTGCAAGCCCGAACATGTAGCGTCGGTTGCCACGGGTAATGATGTAGTCTTTCTATCTAGTTTAACACAACAATGATAGTACTCATCACAGGCAGCTAGAAACTGCCAAGGTTCTTCTGCTGCTTCCCATTCTGCAATAAATGCAACTGGGTTAGTCGCAACAGCTGAGACAAGTGAGACATTCAATCTAGTCCACTCAAGTCTCTCCTCCATAGTAGCTTTATCAAGACCATAACTGGTAGCTACTTGGAAAGCTAACCACTTCTCTGATATATCATCTGCTTCATCAGCAAATTGTAATAAACTTTTTCCAAAGTCTGTATCTTGTGGTGTCAGAAAAGCTGGTATAGGGTAGGCACGACCACGATAGTCGAACGACCAAGGTATATAGAACTCTAAATCCTTGTATCTACGTACGGCTTCCATGGTCATGCGGGTGCGGCAGGATCTCTTGAACTCTGCTGCTCGCTTATTCATTACTTCTGCCGCTTCCCTACGATACCTCTTACGGGATTCCTTGTTTTCTGCTATGTCGTATGGCTTTGGTGGCAGCTCGTAATTTATGATTGGGAGAAACTTTCCTACACTAATCCCTCTGTCTTCTAACAGCATAGCGACATTGACTATGAAAGGGTTTAACCTATATTTTACCTGTTGTATTTTGTTGAGAAAAGCTATGGGTATTTCTCCCTGTATACGGGAGGGATCGCCTCTTCTGACTAGGGAGTGACCTTGCATCAATTCATTGAGCATGTAGCCTCCTGCAGAGGTGTTAGACCAGTCTTTTGGAGGTATCAACATTGGCCATGCAAGTGGACTAAATATTTCCGCATTTGCCATGACTTGATCTTTGATGTCCATGAACTCAGCAGTAGGTGCAATGAATACTGTAGTCTTACGACCAGTACGTAGTCTTTGCTTATAAAACCAACCACTAGCTTGCATGATACAGTCAAGTAACCAACCACCTAACTTAATACGTATAGCTCTACTCCAAGGTGTCCAAGGTGATACTTTATATCTGTTCATCAATGTCTTGATAACAGTAAGTTTCTGTTGAGTACCTATAGCTTTATGCCAATAGTTATCCTTAAGAGTTTTGAGTAGTGCAGGTGCATTAGTTTCATAATGCCTCATGGTGCACTCATCTTCAATAGATCTGCCAATAGCTTCGCATACATTAGTTGCTATGTTACAACCTTCCTTGTATCCAAAGACTTTATCGAATGTAATCTTACATGCAATACTAGCTGCGGCAAGTGGTTCTATCGTAGCAAGGTATATATGTATGTCCTTAAATGCAGCACCATACTTACCCTGATGTATCTTTGTATTTGTTGTAATTATCTTGTCAACTACAAGTGGTAACAAAGTTTCTATCGAAGCTATACCATATACACTAGCAGACGAGTAGTTCTGTTGTTCTAGTTTAAGAGTCTGATCTCTAAGACGCTTCAGCCCTTGATTGATCTGTGTCCTCTCCAGCTGTATCTGCTGGTCTATCTGCTCTGGTGTAACATATGTCATTTAACTGGTCTCTTACTTGGTCATATAGGTGCTTGTAAACCTCATCATAATGAGGGTGGCTTGGTTTAAGCATGTCTAACGCCTGTTTTTCATAAGTGTAGACGTCATCACTTGGGATAGAAATTCTTTTTGTCATCTTCTGTAATGTATTTCTCTGGTTTTAAGTGTTGTATGTGGTCATGAGTACACAAAATAAGCTCATCTTCTTGAGATTCAATAAGTTTCTTTAGCTTTTTCTTTGCGTACTTCGGTATTTGATAGGAGTATTCCCTGACTTTAC